CCTCATATCCGGCCAAGGCCTTCAATTCGGCGGTCAGCTCCTTGTTGACCCGGTTGTAGGCATCGCGGTTGACGATGCGGACGGCCTCCAGCAGCTTTTCGAGCCGCTTGGCCGACCATGTGCCGGTTACCGCGTCCGGGTCATGGCGCTGCATCTGGGCGACGATATCCGCGTCGACGCGATTGAGAAGTGCCAACATCTTGCGCACGGTGGCTGTCGAATAGCGCTGCAGTCCGACCTGGTGCCTTACGGCAAGGTCCAGCAGATCATCATTCGTCGTCATCGGTTGTGTCTGCCGGCGGAATCAGGCCTGTCGGAGGTTCCGTGTCGATCAGATCCTGTTCGTCCTCAAAGGTCCGTTCAGTCGGGATAAGTTCGCCCTTCTTGAACCGTTCAAACATGGTTTTGCGGCTATAGGCGCCGGCCTGCCAACCGCCGACAATGGCGGTGATTTCCTGCGGGCTGAGGGTGTGGTCGAAGAAATCAAGATTGGGCGTCACCACGACCTTTTCCGGGTCTTCGCCCATCCACGTCGCCAGATTTCGCAAAGCCCGCTCCAGCCCCGCCGCCGAGGTCATGGCGATGGTCTTGAGCGTCGAGGTCTGGTTGCCCAGGCGGAGCTTGATGGCCTCGCCGCTTTCTGCCGTCTTGCCGGTATCGGCCAGCAGGTTGGCGCCAAAGATGACGGCACGGTCGAGGCTATTGGTGATGGCCTTGTTCTGAGCCTCAAGGCCCGGGCCGGTGAATTCCAGATATCCCGCCTGCGCCCCCTCGGGCAGCAGCCAGAGCTTGGACGATCCGAGCGTCGTCGGGGCTTGCCCGTTCTTCACTGCCTCGGCGGGATCAGCAAACCCGTTCGCCCAAGGCGTCGGCTCGCTCGTCATGTGCAGAGCGAAGGTATAGTCGGAATCGAGGCGATAGACGCGCACGGCCAGCTTGCCGAGGCCATAGAGCGGCACGTCGTCCGGATCAGGTGTCAGGTCGTTGGTGTCGATGAAGACGAAGGGCAGTTCCTCCAACGGCGTGCGCTTGCGGGTCGCCGCCTCGACAACTTCAGTCGCGGTCCAGCCGCCAGACGTCTTCACCCATTCCCGCGCGCCGTAGCGCCCGTCACGCACGAAGCATTCCCGGTATTGATCGAGCGCCTCCCATTTGCCGGTGGCGCGGTCGAGCGACAGGCCGCTCTCATTGAGCATCAGCCAATCAGGGCGCTGCTCGGCGTCAGTGTCCCAATTGGTGATGGCTTCGGTGACATAGCCCGCGAGATACGGGCTGCCATTCTGCGATATGCCCGGCAGCACCCCATAGCGACCAACCAGCATCAGTTCGGTGGCGATGCGACGGTGCAGGGCCTCAAGTGATAGCCCGTCACGCGTTGCCCGTTCCCGAAGGCCTTCCAGCCCAGCCGGTAGCTCGATCACGGGCGCCTGGTCGAGCATCGTGCCAACGGCACCGCGCACGGTTGGGGCTACCAGTTCGGGAAACTCGGCCCGGAGTTTGTAGGCATCATAGGCGGCCGCCCGAAGTGCCACGTCGCTGATGGCCCGCGTCCCCGACTTCATGGGGAGATACAGTTCGCCCTTGGACTTCACTTCGTCTTCGCCGGCCATGCAGTCGCGCATGAGCCGCCAAGATGGCGCGAAGGCGTTGTACATTGGGTGGGTCGCGGTTGGATCGAAGGTCATCAATAAAATCCTGTCTCAACCACAACGGCGCGCCCTGGTATTTCGGCGGTCACCAGTCGGCCGAACGCCCCAGATGAGGCGTCGACCTGATCCTTGAACTTGCCCCCCGGGAACAGGCAGAGTTCGTCGATATAGTCCGAGTTCCAGTCCCCCTCGACGACAAAGACATTCCCTGCCTCGCACTGGGCGGAGAAAGGTTCGGCACGGGTGACCTTGTCCCCTGTTTCTGGTTCAGCATGGGCATTCCAGCCAGCCAGCATCGAGATCATGTCCGACTTCTGGACCTTGCCAGCCTGGCCGGGGTCTTGCGGCAGGCTGACCTCGACGGACTTGCCGTCAATCTCGGCCGTGGCTTTGATGAGCACCTTGACCGCGTTGCCTTCATCTTGGGTCTTAACTACATGGCCGACCCAGAAAGTGCCGTCAGGAGCCCTGCCCAGCTTCACGCCGGCCGTTCTGGCGGCCGTTGCGCTCTTGGTTGCGGCCAAGTCCCAATGCCTCACCCAGCGCGTGCCTTCAGGGGCCATGCGCCTGATCTTGTCAGCGAACCACTGGCGCTTGAACAGGCCGCCATCACGCGGCGATGGCCGCTGTTGGTATTGGCCGGCATATGCATATTCGCCCTTGGCCCGCTTGACCCTGTCCACCTCTGCGCGGGGGAAGCGCTCGGGGAACAGGAGTTCACCATCGGTAGTGCGCGGATCCTCGAAGAACAGTTCGCCCTTCACATAGGTACGGCAGGGGCCGCCGGATCGCTTCCCATTGGCATCCACACGCTCCGCCTCGAACTCCATGGGGAGATTGAGATGGACGAAACCCAGGTCCAGTTCCATGGCCACGGCAGCAACGTCCTGCGAGTGCAGGCGCTGCATGATGATCACCATGGCCGAGGAGGTAAGATCGTTCAGCCGGTCGGTGACGCCCTCGCGGAAGATGCGCACCGTGGTGGCGCGCTCTGCATCGCTTTCGGCGGTCTCAGTAGAATGAGGGTCGTCAACCTTCACCCGGTCGCCGCGGCCACCGGTCATTGATCCGAACGGGCGGGCCTCACTGAAGCCGTTGCCGGTATTTTCGAACTTTCCCTTGGCGTTCTGATCGCCTCGCAGCTTCAGCGGCCATAGGGCCTGGAACTGGTCACTCTCGATGAGGCGCCGCAGCTTGAGATTGTCGCGCAGCACGTTGAGCTGGCTGTATGAGGTCGCGAGCGTTTGCAGGTCAGGGCGGCCATACGGCCCCCACTCCCATGCCGTCCAGAAGACCAGCACCAGCGACTTCATCATGCCGGGCGGCACGGTCATCAGCAGGAACTGGATATCGCCCGCAGAGACCGACTCCAGATGCCGGCACATAGCCCGCAAGGCCCAGCCGAACTTCAGCGGGCGAACCGGCTCCAACACATGCCAGTGCTCTTTGATGAAGCCTTCCAGCGTCTGACAGCAAGCCCGGATCGCCTCGCCGTCTCGCGCAATGCGCTCCTTCTCGCGCTCGGCCTTACGTCGATTCCTCTCCGCCCTGATCTCCGCCATCGTGGGCAAGCGGACCGAGGATGGATTCGAGCTTGTCGAGTGCATCGTCATCCAATTTGGTAAGGTCGTAGGTGCCGATGGAGCCAGAGTGCTCGACCGCCTGGCGCGGCTTGCCGTATCCTCGGTCGAGGATGGCATTGGCGGCCGCCACCCGAGCGCTGTCGCTCTCGCTCTTCTTGGCCACGGACACCAGCACTGATAGGGCGTCAGCGGTGTGCTTGCGCGCCAGCTCGCTCAGGGATGCGCCTTGGCTACGGGTGGCGGTGTTTCGCCTGCCTGTGGGTCGCCCTGCGCCTTCCCGACGACCTCCGCGCTTAGTCGCTACCATCGTTTGATTTCCGTTTGAATTTCGGGCACGAACCAACCTCAAAGAAGGAGGTCGAAATGGTCAACGCCATGCTTTGGACGTCGGCACTGTTATGGGTAGCGTCCAGCCTGTTGTGGCTATGGTCTTCCCTTATGCCTAGTCCATTCTCAAAGGTGGCGCAGCCCAAGGTCATCAGCATATCGACCGACGGACCGTTCATAATGGGCGGGGTGGACTGGGAAAAGGCGCTCGCCTACTTCAACAGGCAATCTCGGATAAATTTCTGGGCAGCCCTCACCAGCGGTCTCGCAGCTCTGGCTGCAGGGCTCGCTGTCTGGGCTTCTCTGCCCCCAACGACCTAGCTCTTGCCCTTGGCGAGCGCCTGGGCGAATGCTTCATGACGTTGGTTTGGGAGGACGAGCATGTTGAAATCTGTCGCTATGATAGGCGCTTGCGCCGTGTTCGGTTGGATCGTCTACTGGCTTGCGATGTACCAAGGCGCCGCCATTGCGTTAGGAGCAATTGGGTTTCTTGTCGCCCTCGCTTGGGCTGACGCGCAACACCGCAGCGACTCCTTAGCGAAGTTCATCGGATCGGAGTTTTCACTGCTCCGTCATCTGCAGCGCTTGCCGCGAGATTCTGACTGATCGAAGTGCCGCTTCGGCGGCATCAGTCGTCGGAAGTTTTGCGCCCGAAAATGTACCCGACGATCAACGTGATCAAACTGAATATGCTTGAAACGATTAGCTGGGAGTGCGAACGCACCAGATCCGGCACAATAAATGCGACGACCACAAGTGCCAGAACACACGAAATCAGCATGAAGCCCGCTATGTTCAGCGGGGCATGTTCCTTGGTGCCCCATAGCCAGCCCATCGCGCCACGCTCCTTGCGCTGCTCATCGAGCATCTTTCCTGCGAGCTGAGTATTTTTGGGCAACTCAAACTTGTTAGCCACCCACGACCTCCGTCAGGAGTGTGTAGATGACGAGACGCCCCTTATCGCCGATCGTTTGACTATACACGCCCAAGAGGAGCGGAACGCCATCAATAGTGGCGACCTTTACCGGGCTCACGGAACTGCCCAATGAGTTATCAAAGGCCGTGAAAGTGGCGAATAGCTTGTCGTCACGAACTTCGTAGCGAACTTCCTGCTCGTCACCTTCAACGAATTCGAGCACGAAGATCAGGTCTTCAACCTTGATCTCGATACTGTCATTCCTCTGCAGCACAAGACTGCCAGTCGATACGACCCGTTTGCCGCCTGCATTTACCACTGCGGTGAGCGGGTTGGGAAGCGGCGGGAATGGAAGACTGGGTTCTGCGTTGCTCATGGGAAAATGCATATCCGGGCGAGGCTCGGCCTGCAACACGGTTGGCTCAGCATTTCCACGCTATCTGGAATGACCCGCTTATCGCCTGATTTGCTGCCACCGGTCAAAACGGGGCAAGAGTCCGACATTCCGCAAACTATTTTTAACTTTAAGACCACCGTGCAAGTGCTTGCACCGATTTCGATATCGCTGTTCCGACGTCGGCGACCTGTCGCGACCAACAACAAAATCCGCATAAATCGTGTTGACTGATTCCGCGAACTCCTATTTCTTCCACATCAACGGTCCTCGACCGCCAGGCGATTGTGCCACCCACGACAGGAGTAGTCATCCATGGCCCCAGTGCCAGCCCGCGCATCTGCGCCCCATCCCTTAGTATTGAGCCTCCCACCATCGCTTCTCTGCAGCGTGGCATGCCTTGTCGCCTGCGGATTGTTCTCGGCCGGCATCTTTCTCGGCATGATGATGTGGCCACCACCATCCGTCGAGCGCTGCTTCAGCGCTTCGGATCCGATCGGTTGCCTCATTCAGATACTCGACTAGCGGCGGGACCGTGACTATGACCTTGTGGACGCAGGCGCGTGGGCCACCATGCGAAGGAGATTGCCTTGCCATCAGTCGGCGGGACGCCATACCGATTTACGAGAATGACGGCGGAGGAGTTCTCTGCCGCGCTCGGGACCCACCAGATGACGCCGAACCAGTTTCGGCGCATCTATGGCCCAGGGACTGCCACCGTGGCGAAGTGGCTGGATGGGGCTGAAGACTTGCCACCATGGGTCGCGGCTGTTGTCGCGACCTGGGCTATTCCGGGCGTGCTTGAGGCGGCACGGGCAGAGGCCGAGAGACGGCTGCTGGCGGGCGACAATGGAAATTGAACCCCAAACCATTGTCAGCAGCATCGCGGCGGCTATCGCCGCTGGAGCCGCCCTCATCGCTTGGCGATCGTCGATACACGCCAAGCGCAACGCGGACAAAGCGCTGGGCGAGATTGACCCCTTCATTGAAGTCTTTCAGATCGAGAGCACGCTGTATGGCGGCGGCATCCCGCGCGTCGCAGTGCAGATCACCAACTACAATCGCCGGGCAATGCTGCTTCGTCGGCTTGAGTTTGAAACCAATGATGGCTTCATTGCCTACAGGATTTCGGATCACGACGACCAAATGGCACTCGCTGGAATCGTCGACGCCATTATCCGCGATGAAGGTGAGTTAGACGAAGTCGTCCAGTATTCCTATGACCCACCGCTTAGGCTCCCCGGGAATCGCTCTCTGGGGACCAACCCGCCCAACTACGAGTTCCTTTATCAGGTGACAGAGAAGGTTGGTCGCACCACCGACTGGCGCACTATCGTTGGTATCAACATCGAATATGCGATCGACGGCACAGATAAAGTGCACAAGGAGCACTTCGAGCGCGAAATCATGCGCAACGGCGTCACGGAGTTCACTGCGCGATTCCGGTCCCTACCCGGCGCGCCGAAGTTAGACGTCGAATAGGCTCACACCAACTCCACCCTTGCCGCGTTGAGCGCCTTCGCGATCTGCTCCGCCGCCCCTGTGACATAGCGAAAGAACGTTCGCTGCGGCAAGCCGACCGATGCGGCGATCTCGTTCATCGTCAGCTTCTCCGCGCCCAGCCGGCGCCCTGCGACCTGCCTGCCCCATGCCTCGAAGCTCTCGCGCGTCACGCTCTTGCCGATGATGCCCGACGTCCATGGCTCGACCTTGGCACTGCCATGGAATGAGCCGCCGCACAGCACAAAGGTCGCCCACGCGATCTGCTCAGGCGAATACCGAACCCGGACCTTGTTGCCCCGCTGCGGCATGATGATGTGCTGCGCACGGCCCCGGTTGTCCTTGATCCTGCTGTCCAAGCCATATCGGTCTGCCTGTCCGGCGATATCATCGGAGGTGTGGATGCCCCCATAGTTCGATCGGGCCATGCGCGGGACTTCCCGTATGCCTGTCCGCTCGATGATGACCAGCGCCTCGGCATAGGCCGTCTTGACCGCCTCAGGCGTCCACAGATCGATGTCGGCTTCAATCATCAGCTATACCTTCCATCGGTCACGGCATCGTAGAGGTCGTCCAGCACCAGGCCCGAGGCCACCATGCGGTAGATCAGCGTCTGCATGTCGATCCCGCGCTCATGGGCATGGCGCTGGAGAATGTCGCGCTCCCACGATTCCAGATTGAGCGGCACGTAGATGCGGCGGCGGCCGGGGCTGGGAAGGCCGGCGCCTTGCAGCATGGTCCGAACCGTCTCGGGGCCGGTGCCGTCACCCAACAGCTTGGCTATCTCGACCGATGACTGGCCTTGGCCATGATAGAAGCCGAGGCGGATGTTCCATGTCGCCGTGCGGCGCGGTTCGAATGGTTTGGGGACGAAGTGACGGTTCAAAATGGCACGTCCGATTCTGCAAATTCCTTTGCGAGGGCTGGCGAGACGGTCGGGGCCGGTTCGGCTGGCTTTGGCTTCGGGATGGGGCGATCAGTCTTGCCGGTCCACCACACGATGCCCTTGGTATTGTCGCGATCGATGTAGCCGTGGTTCTGGAGCTTCCTGCCGGCATCGGTGACGATGCGCTGTAGTTCGTGCTCGCGCGCCTCCGGCTCGTTCTCAGGCGCTTTGTAGAGCCACTTCCTACGCAACTCGGTCATCACTGTTTTCCATGCCACTACTGGGCGCCGGACTTCCTCCGGCATGTCTGGTGGTGCTGGGAAACCATCACGGGCAATGACGTCGCGAATGGTCTGCAGGATGATCGACTGGTTCAGCGGCAGGCGCCCGGATTTCTCCAGCTCCTCCTCGCTGCCATGGGGGGCTTCGACCACGCACGTCGTGATCGCCTTGCCGGCGGCGTTGAAATCGACCACGACCTGGCGCAGCACAAATTCAATGGTGCCGCCGTTCTCACCATCCTTGTTCTTGTCGAGGCGCATGCGGCGCAGCGCGCGGCCGTTGCGGTCCACCTTCTTCTCGTCCTTCTCAACAATGATCATGTTGGTGATGTCGCCGGTCTTGGATCCATGGCCGCGCACCCGGCCGCCCGCGCTGAGATGGTCCACCACGCCAACGGCGCACTTGCACTCGCTCTGGATGCGCTCAAGGCGGTCATTGATCTTGCCGACGTCCTGCCCGCTGATCTCGTTCGAGCCGCGCGTGGCCTTGTTGTAGGTATCGATGACGATCATGCGGAGCGGGATGCCGTAGTATTCCTCCCACACCTTGGCTTCCGCGATCAGGTTGGTGGTGTCATCGTCGCCCGTGAAGAGGTTGATCTTTTTCGGCAGCACGACGATGGGAAGGTCGGACATGTCATCGATGCCGCGGTCTTTGAAGTAGCCGGCAAGGCGCTTCATAAAGCCCTCCTCGCCCTCGCCGACTTGGTAGACGACGAGCCCCTGCTTCACGTCCCTGCCCCAGTATTTGCGGCCAGTGGCAACACAGAAGGCGAGCTCGATAACCTGGAATGTCTTGCCCGACTGGCTATTACCGGCGAAAGCGAAGGTGCCACGCGCTTCGATCAGGTCTTCGACCAGCCAATCGTGGTTGGCGGCGAAGCGAATGGCATCTTTGACGGCTAGGGCGTTGAAGCGGGATGCCGGAGGGCGCGGCCGATAGTCTGGCAACTGGTGCAAAATCTGCACGAGTTGGTCGGCGGTGCCGCCGAACTCCTCGACCCAGTCCGTGATGTCCTTTTTCTCAGGGAAGCCATCGACCACCTTTGCGAAATCCAGCACTCGGATTCGCCGGGCGATGCCTCGCATCGACTTGGCCAGTTCATCAGCCCGGTCGCCGGCAGCGTCATTGTCGAGGCAGATCAAGACATCGGCACCGCGGAAGCATGCCGAGTGGTAATCCTTCCAGTGTTTCGAGCCGCTGCTATTCGTGGTGCCGCAGAATCCGAGGACGACGGCCGTCTCGGCATCCTTCTCGCCTTCGGTGATCAGGATCGTCCTGCCCTCGGCGATGGCGATCTCGATTTCGGGATGGCGGTAGATGGTGTGCTCGGCGCCGGCATCGAATAACCGCGTCTCCATGCCCTCTTCGAACTTCTTGCCGTCATAGACCCGCCAGTCGCCGCCGGGCTTCCGCATGAACTCGCCAGCCGACAGGCTCCATATCCACTTCCCTGCCCCATCCGGTCGGCGCTGGAAGAAGGTCTTCCACGTCCCCTTGCCATCCTTGTTCTTGGCCCAGGTGCCGTCTGGCAGCTTCTTCTGGAGCCGGCAGACCTGATAAAGCAGCGCGCCGTCGCGGTCGGTGTAGTCATAGGTCTTGACGATCTCTGGCCGGATTTCGCCAGCGGAGGGCTGTGGGGCCATTTTGGTCTGCCGTGGCTGTTCTGGTGGTCGGGATGGCTTGCTGCTTCCATTGCCTTCCGGCAGGTCGATGCCAGCCATCTCGGCAACGAACGCCACGGCCTCTGGAAACGACGCGCCGCGATGCTCCATGAGGAACTTGAAGTGGTCGCCGGAGGCGCCACAACCGAAGCAATGGTACAGTTGCTCGCTGTCCTGAGCGTGGAAGCTGGGCGAGTTCTCGGCATGGAAGGGGCAGCAAGCCCACATGTCATGCCGGCCTGGGTTGGACTTGCCACTGTCCCATTGGACGAACTGGCCAACGACCTGAGAGATCGGCACCGCGGCGCGCAGCTCGTCGAGGAAGGATTCGGGGAAACGGCCGATCATCGAGAGATCCGCCAATTGCCAAATGAGCCAACGTGCGCCATCAAAACTGACAGCGACACGGAGAGGTCAAAATGAAAAAAGAACAGCGCCAAAGCATTAAAGAAGCCGCGACTGTCGCCGCCTGTGGGCTCTTCTGTTTGTTGGTGCTGGTGTTCTTTTTGTATGAGCCTTGGAGGCAGGCTGAGTACTGGTTCGGTGACAAGCCTAGGATGGAGATCGCAATTTCTGCAGGAACACTCCTTGCAGCCGTTGTCGCCGGCCTGCTTGCTTATTTCAGCTACCGGGTAAGCTTGCGTGCCGATCTTGCCTCCCGTCTTCAGAAGGCGCTTGACTTGATGGACGGAGACTCCGGAAAGGGTGCCGCGGCAGTGGCGTTGTTGGTCGAGGTCGCCAAGGAGTCTAAGCGTTACCGGCGACCGGTCCTGGATGCTCTGATGGCTTATTTGACCGAGTATGGAGCTGATCAGACCCGACACGTCGCAGTGGACCGTGGAACGCTCCGCTATTCCGGCAATTTCCCGGTTAGTCGGCCAAACACAAACGAGGTAGTTCGCGGCATTTCCGCTATAAACGAAATGGGTGACGAAGAGATCTCGGCCGACGAAACGGCCATGTTCTCCTTGAAAGCCTATATGTGCGGCTACCGGTATCTCAACCTCGATCTCAGCGGCATCGTGTTTTCGACCGCAGTAGTGTCGGATATGACTTTTGATCGATGCAACATGGCCGGCGTACGCCTCCAAGCAGTCGCTAGCGAGTATGTTGGTTTTCGCAAAAGTGACGTCTCGAAGCTTTTTCTTGAGCTGTACAAGCCGGACGGAAGTGCCGTCGCGCCGGCCGACGGGTTGGTAATTTTCCATGATTGCCGGGGCATCGAAACTGCAACCGTGAATGGCTTCCCTGCCCGGGAGTTTGAAGTCGTTGACGACCTTTGGCCCGCTCTGAGAGGCTAGCATCATGCCGCCACCTGCTGATCCGTCGGCGCCGGGCGCTCAAGCTCGATCCGCACCAGCACCATGATGGCCTCGAACTCCCTCGGCTTCTTGGCGCGAAGCTCCATGACCTTGCCGAAGTTCTCGGGGTCTTCGGCGACGGCCATGACGGTCTTGCTGGCGAGATCGAGCGCGGCGATATCGCGGCCCCATGCGTCGGCGACGTCTTTGTCGACCGTGTGCAAGATGCGAGCGATGCGGCCCTTGGCGGCATCTACGGCGTCGCTGGCGTTGACCAGACGGAGTTGGCGCGGGGTCATGGCAGATACCCCTTCACTGCCGGGCCGCCGCGCTTGCGCCAGTCCCAGGTGAACCAGCTGTGGTGTTCCGTCGGGCCCATAAGGTTGCCCTTGGCGTCATATTTTGGTGGCAGGTTGGCCCACGAAATGCGCTTCACCAGCCGGTGCTCTGCGGCGAAGGCGGGGTGATCCCGAAACAGCCGGGCGCGGCCCGGAGCACTGTCGAAGCCAACCTTGAGCAGCATCGAAACCTTGCCGCCGTGACGCTCGGTGAGTTTCAGAGCGTGCTCGATGAATCTGACAGCCAGCCGCGACCCGGGCCCGTAGGGCGGATTGCCGATGACGTCGAAGCCGTCGAGATCGGTGCAATCAAAGAAGTCACGCTCGACGATATGCGGAGCGTCCGGCGCGATGTCTGCGCCCCAAGCTTTGATGCCGGCGGCCAGCAGCACGTCGACAATGGCACCGTCTCCGGCCGCTGGGTCGCAGGCCTTGACGAAGCGCTCAACGCTGAGGAGCGCCTCAGTTGTCCAGGCTGGGGTAAAATACTTGTCGCCGTCGACGCGCGCATAGTTGGAATTGGCGACGCTCATTGGTCTGGCCCCACCTGACGCATCGATGCCAGCTCTGGCCACTTCTTGGCTGCCGCAGTGAGCTGCGCCGCCGTCCCGAACCACGCATACACCCGCTTGGCCGTGAGCATGACTTGCCCCGACGGGTCGGCATCAAGGCTCTGATGGACGTAGTTGCCAGCCCGGTCGCGGAGATAGAACCGCACTGCAGCCGCTGGCTTTCGCACGCGATGGATCACATCGGGGAATTCTCGCTCTACCGGTGGCCGTGGTCGCTCTGGAGATGGCGAGTTGGCTCGCAGCGCCTCCGAGGTCTTCGCCCGCTGCTGAGCATCGTAGGCAACCTGAGAGCCGAACTTGATGCCAAGGATCGATGCGGCCCCCCAGATGCTGCCCATGGACAGGCCAAGGTGATCGGCGACGACTTTAGCCGGCCAATCCGGATGCTCTTCATGGCAGAGCCGGATTTGCTCGCGCTTGGTGAGTGGCGCGCCTGATCCCACGGCGCTACCGGTCGTCTCTCCGGCTAGAGTGCGGCCTTCGGCGGCAGCGTCCAGTGTTTCTGTCTGCGTGTCGTCTGGTGGGGCTACATCTTCGCCTCCCATGGGTTGCGCCGGGGTCTCGCCGGCTTGGGGTGCGGGGCTCTCACCCGCAGCGGCCGCTTGCGCTGCCTCGCCACTCGGTGCCGTTTCCGGCTGATCTGGTGCGGATGGGGAAGCTGGGGGCACACCCTCCCCATCCGTCTGCGCAGCCGGTGCATGGGAGGAGGAGGACGGCTGCGATGGGAGTGCGTCTCGGATCGCGGCAACAACCGCATCGCGGGAGACGCGATAGTGGTAGGACTGCCGGGCAATGAAGATGCCCAGCTCCAGAGAGATGGTGTCGGCGTCGTGGGCTGGGAGGATTGGGCTGATCATGCTGCGGCCCTCTCTTCGGCATAGCCGCCCCACTGGAGCGCCATTGCCTTGGCCATGCCGGGAAAGAAGCGTGACCGCTCATGGCCACGATTGGCGCCGGGCGGCATGCGCCAGACGCGGTTCCATGCCTTCCACTCGTCGGAGCCCTTGGCGGGCTCAACCAGCTCGTCGGTCGGCACGAGACGCGGCAGCCCGCGAAGATAGAGGCCGGTCGATTTATATTCGGGATGCCCGAACCAGTGCGGCTGCACCATCTGTGGGCGCGGCACATCCATCGGCATCCGCCGGCGCGCGATGTCGTGCATTTCGGGGTTCTCGATGGCGACGCGCTCGATCGGCGCATTCCAGCAGGACAGGAACAGGTCGAGCCCATCGAAGAACTCTTCCTTCATGCTGTCCCAGGTACGGCCGACTGGAAGTTGCTTGGGCGGCGTCATATCGCCGGCGCCGGACAGCCAGCGGCGGCCAGAACGGCAAAGACGGGTGCATGGTGGGTGAGCGACCATCAGCAGATCCCAGCCATCACCAAGGATGTCGCGAACGTCGCCGGTGATGTGCTTGTTGGAGCGGTCCTCCGCCGGCAGTAGATCGCAGGACCAAGCATCATGGCCGAGCGCGGCAAAGGCGCGGCGCACGGTGCCGGAAAATTCGCAGGCCACAAGCACTCTGAGGGAATCGGACATGGCTATGCTCTGCGCTTGATTTTTGGGAAGGCGGCGAAGAAGTCGGGGTCGGCATCGGCACAGGCCTTGCCCCACAGGCAGCACGCATCGGCCCTATCGGGCTGCATGCCCTCGTAATCGAGCCAGCCCAGATCAATGCAGCGGGCTTGGACTTCGGCCTTGGCCTGCTTGCTCGGCAGATTTCCATGGCCGATGAAGAGCTTGCGCGCGCTCTGGACCGCGATCAGCTTTGCCGAGACCGGCAACTTGATTTCGACCACGGCGCGAATGATGGCCTGCAATCCGATCAGGCGACCCAGTGTGGCGGCATTAGACCCACCAGACGGCGCTGCGGTGTTGATCGGTGCCTCGATCGCCACGATGGTCGGATTGTGGACCGCGATCATCTGATTGAGCCAGACAAGCGCGGCGGCCCATACCCGAGGGTCGTCCTCGCCCTCACGACCAAATCGGTGATGCCCGGACACGGACGGGCCCTGACCGGGCACAATGGGCCCAAACGCCCAGCCACTGACTGTCGCGACATCGAGGGCGAGAACGGTTCTCATGCCGCGGCCCTCGCTGCGATCCAGTCCAAGCATTCCTGCTGGCGCTGCATCGGCGTGCCGGCGCCCTTCCGCTCGCGCATGAAGGTCTCGAACCAGCTTTCCGGCATTGATGGATGGGCAGGGAGATCGATGGCGTACCGGGTCTTGCCCTTGTCATCGACATAGGACCGGGGACCGGCATAGGGCTGCCATGCAATCGGCGGAACCTCGGCGGTGAACATGTTCCAGCGCTTCTGGTCGTCCATCCAGTGAGCGACCGTGACGGTGCCGCAGCGACCTGCCACGATGATCTCGGCGGGTTCAAAAACGCGGCGCGTTGCCTTGCCGTTACCCGATGGCACGACGCGGAAGCGACCGCGCGGAGCTTTGGTCATGTCGAGGTTCCAGCCGGTCATCGCCGCGTCCTCTTGGTGATGCCGGCGGCGCGGGTGCGCTTCCAGTTGCGGTGAGCGCGTTGGCCTGACGAGCGATGTTTTGGGCCGACATTGCCAACGGGACGGATGGACGCCATCGCCTGGGCGAAAGCGTCGCCGTCGAAATCGAACAGGGAGTCGATCAGATGCTGGAAAGGGTTAGTGAACATCAGTTGACCGTCCCGCCGGCAAGCTCGTCGAGGGCCGCAGAGCCTTCGGCCTGCTCTTTCTCGGTCACCTTCTGGATATCGGCGGCGCGCTGTTGTGCTGCGGCCTGAGCCGCTGGCTTTATCGGCTGCCCTTCCTCGGCCTTGAAGAGCGAGAACTGCCCGCTCGCGTCCTCGTAGACCTCGATCAGGTCATCGGGCACGCCGCCGGCTAGCTTCTGCAGCTTCCGTTCAAGGCCGCGCTGGGCGAGGACGGCCTTCAGCACGTCGCTCGGAATGCCAAGTTCCTGCTTGGCGATCTTGATGCGGTTCGACTTGCGGGTCTTTACCCCGCCGATCTTCCCGGCGGCCGTGGCCTGGATGGACGCGATCTCCTCGTCCATCTCTTCGATCTCGGCGATAACCTGCGCGAAATCAGAGTCCTCGTAGCTGTTGCGTTTTAGCTGTGGTGGTGGGGTTTTGGTCATGCCACCACTCCCATCAGGAGGAAGGCAGCGATGCCGAAGAGGACGACGAGTGTGGCCGCGAGCCATGAGACGGCGCGCCGGTCGGCGGCGTCATGGGTACCGAAGTCATCGGGAAGATCGATGGGCGGCAGCTTGGTCGCATATGGCGACTTCCGGCCCGGAATAAACCGGGCTTCGGCCTCAGCCGCTGTGTGGCCACGAAGTGCCGATGGTGGGCGTGTGGTGGTCATGCTTGCTCCTGCTGGGATGCGGGGTTGGCGATGATGGTGATGGCGCGGGCGCGGTTGGGCAGGCGCTGGATGGCGCCGCGTTCGACAAGGCCGTCGATCAGGCGGTTGACGCCGCTCTTGCTGGCGAGGCCGAGGCCGTTCTTGATTTCGTCGTAGGTGGGCGTCAGGCCCGCGTTCTCGCTCTGGTGCGAGGCGATGAACTTCAGGCAGTCAGCCTGTCGCGCCGTGAGCGCCTTGACCGGGACGCGCCGGATGCGGTCGGCCATGATCGTTCGGGCGATGATGACCCCGAGGTTGTCCCGGTTCCGGCTATCGGCGAACTCGGCATGCGCCTGCTTCGCCAGCGCCTGAACATCTGGTGGGAAGTCAGATCGCGCCGTCATGCTGCACCTGCCATCTGCGCGAGTGGACGGGCGTCATCGACGATGCGATTGCGGGCCAGTTCGGCGAACTGCGGGTTGAGTTCGATCAGCGTGGCGCTGCGGCCGTGACGGGCAGCTGTTAGGCCGGTGGTTCCCGCGCCGCCAAAGGGGTCCAGCACCGAACCACCAGCTGGCGAACCCGACAGGATGCACTGCTCAGCCAGCTCGACTGGAAACGCCGCGCTGTGGCCGTCCAGCCCACGCTGATGCGCGATGTGCCAGACGCTCTCCTCGCGGAGCGCGCTGCGGTCGAACCAGTACCGGCGCGACTTCGAGAACATGAAGAGGTATTCGTGTTGGCGGCCGGGCCGGTCTTTCACCGAAGGCTCCGCCAAGGCGGTTGGGCGGCACCAGATGACGTCAGACCGAAGTGTCCAACCACGCCGCTGCATTTCGAGCGCCACGCGCCATGGAACGCCGCAAAGGCTCTTTTTCGGAATGTCCCAACCGCTCACGTCCAGCGGCCGCAGCTTGATGCGGCTGAAGTTGCGCGATGGCGAGCGCGGGTCGTGACCAGTCGACTGACCATTGCCGCTATAATAACTGTCGCCGAGGTTCAGCCAGACCACGCCAGAAGGCTTCAAGACGCGCTTCACTTCGTCGAAGACGCCAGCGATCACATCCACAAAGGTGGCAATATCTGGCTCGTGCCCGACCTGCCCGTCGACCTCATAGTCTCGAAGCCAGAAATATGGTGGCGACGTCACGACACAATCGACGCTATCCCTTGGCAGCGTCTTGAGCACGTCGCGGCAGTCGCCTGTGATGACTTGGACGCTCATGCCGCCCACCCGATCACGGCTTCGGCGTTACCTGGTCGCATCACCCGGTTGTCGTTGGCGACGCCGAGAACCCGGTCGCGGCTACGCGCCCAGTCCATGTGGCGGCTGTCGACGCGGCGATCGTCACTGTCGAGCGCGTAGAGCCAGTCTTTGACCGTCCCTGCCCCGACAGCGAGGCCGGACTCGTCGCTGATGCGACGGGCCAAATACTGGATGCGGCCCGGAACCTTGAGATGGGGAACGGTAGCGGCGGCGATGCGCGTCAGCCGGTCGCGGAGTTCGGCGCGCGGGTTCATGACCGCGCCTCGATCTCGCCCGTCTCGACAAATCGAGTAAGCATCGGCAGAAGCGCCGCGACCTGTTCGCGGGACAGGTGCATGCGGGTGTTGGCGCTCCAGTGTTCATCGACGCTGTGAGGCGTCGGAACATCCAACCAGCCTTCAAAAGTCTTGAAGTGCTTCAGGCCGATTTCGTTCGCGCCAATCCAGATAGCTTCTTCGGTGGCAAGCGACGACTTCTGGACCGAGCACTTTACACCGTAGAGGTCGGTGAATTCGGCACTGGCAAACCCGCGCTCTGTACGAACGACCTGAAGTTCTGCGCTGGCTTCGATCTTTTCTGACACTTCAGATCATCCTGTGGTGCATAGACAGGCCGTCGGCGCTCCATGCGCTCGGAGGCTTGGTGATGTTGAAATCGGTGGTTAGCTGGCTGCGGCCAGTTCAGACGGTGCCGGTCGAGGCACATGCGAAGGCCATTCGAGTGCTTCCGGCCAATTGTCCGAAAACCAACCCATAGCCTTCTCGAAATTCCGGGTGTTGAGATCGCCGCCGCCGATAATGGCCGTCAGGCGACCGCCCCCGTTGAAGAGCTTCGTGCTGACCGTGGCCAACGACGTGCCAGTTGCTTTGGCGTAAGCCTGGGCGACGATGGACAGTTGCTCGGTCAGTGGCAGCATTCCTGGGTTATCCCGCTAGTTCGACAAATCGAATTCGTCCGTTGCCACTATTCATGCGGATTTCATTCCGCATTGTCAACGGCTTTCTATCCGATTTTGCGGAATGCGCGGACGGGTTACGGTGCGGCATGTCGGAATTTGATCCTCACACCCTTGCAGGCCGCATCGAGCGGCGCCTTGAAAAGCTTAAGCTTTCGCCCTCGGCCGCGTCCGAAAAAGCGATGGGCGAGGGCAAGCGCGACGCCATTAGAAAAATCTACGACAAGGCCAAGAAGCACGAGCCGTTTAGCCCGCGCATGGACACGATCCGTGCCTTGGCAAAGGTGCTGCAAACAACAGCCTCCTGGCTGACCGATGAAGTGGGCCCCGAGGAACTGCCGGATGGCGATGGCCATCTGGAGGGCCCTGGCGTGCTCCATGAAGGCGCAAAGCCCCCTTATGCCGGCAACGTGCAGGCGGGAAAGTTCCTGGCCGTCGACGAGTATTTCAATCAAGACCCCGACGAAGTGCCCGACTACGTGCTGATGGTCCCCCAGTACAACCGGGTCCGCCAATACGTCTGGCGGTCGCTGGGCGACTCGATGGACGAGGCGGGCATCCTCGACGGCATGTGGGTGGTTGGCGCCGATGCAGCTGACTACATCGACACCTATGGCGACATCGTCACCGGGGATCTCGTGATCGTCGAGCGGGTTCGTTACCAGGGCTCCGAGCGAGAACTGACCGTCAAGGAAGTGCATTTCTTCCGGGACCGGTATGAGCTACGCCCCGTCAGCAGCAATCGGGATCACACCCCTATTGTCGTCCAACATGACCACTCGGTGAATGGTGACGGCGAAGAAGTCAAAATCATCGGCGTGGTGCTGACTGCCTACGCCAATCTCCGGAGAAGGCCTGGACGATGAAGCGTTTGATTTTCGTGTCGCTATGCGCGCTCTCCGGACCTGCAATGGCCCTGGAGCCGAGCGACGTGCAGAAGTGCTGGAACGTCATGCCGTCGCAAATGGGCATCGGCGCTGAGGTCCAGATCGACATCGTCCTGGCAACCGACGGCAGCGTCTCGAAGGCAGAGATCACCGGTTATTCGCCGGACAACGAGCTGGGCTACGACTTGGCGCGGGGTGCTTATCGGGCGGTAATCTCTTGCTCCCCCTATGTAGGCTCTGAGGCTGGACCCGTTTCCATCCGTCTCGTGGTTGATGAGCGAGAGGCGCCGGCCGGCATTCCGCTTCCCGGCTCTCAATGACACCCGGTGACCGCCTTCGACAGGCGCGGCTAATGGCTGGCTTCAAGTCGGCCTCGAAAGCGGCTGCGGCCGCGGGCATCTCAGAGTCATCCTACCGGGCACACGAGAACGGGCAGAACGCTTTCACCACAGAGCAGGCCCAGCATTATGCCCAGATCTTCGGATGTGACCCGGTCTGGCTGCTGATCGGTCCCTACGTCGAAGAGGATGACGATGGGCCGGCGGAAACCATCGCCGCCGTCACGCTGTCCAGCTCCGCGATTCTCGCTGCCCTGGTGCAAACCCTGCACGACAAGGACCTCCTGACGGGCGAGGAGACGGTTGAGCTATACGAAACCGCCCTCCTCCTGCTGGAACAGCAACAGGCGCCGGCAGATGCCACGCCGGGCCTTGGCCGGGTTATGGATATGGCCCGAGAACTGATCGAGAAACACCTGAGGCCCGAATGAGCGAGCAACCGAAGCCCACCAAGCTCATCGTCTATCTGGCTTTCGTTCGCGACGAGGAAGGCGAGCTGCAGCCCGCTTTCGAGGCCCGCGAGGCGCAGTCCGAATCTGCAGCGAAGCAGCAGGCGCGCATTCTCTGGTCGTCGGGCAAATATGTCGGCGCGATAGCCTGGTGGCGCTCTGCCGATCTCACCAATGGCGAATTTGGGGATCCGGTGATCCTGTTTCAGGAAGGCGATGTGCCGGATATGGAATAGGCCGGGAGGCCTGCAAGGCCTCGCGCGTATTGCCCTATTGATACATCCAGTGCCTGGATAGTTCGGTGTGATTGAACCGCTGAACCTGAGGCAGCGCCGCTAGGCGCGGCTGCCTCGCTGTCCGGGCCGATAGAACCGATGCTTCGGTTCTTGCCGTGATATCCCCTCAACCACGACATCTTACTCCATAACCGCGTGTATGCGCGCGCAGGAAAGGTTCGTCAAGAACATTGTGCGGATTTCATTCCGCTTTTCTGTTGACGCGGATTTTGATCCGCATTACGTTCGCTCCATCAGCAGCACGAAGAAGCCACTTGGCCGATCTGCTCAGAACCGATGGAGCCATCCATGTCTCTGCCCACCTTCATCAGCATCGAACGTCTTGCGTCGGGAGTTTCCATCTGGCGCAAGGGCGGAGATTTCGGCCCCTTCGGCGGCGCTGCCGAGGTTGTGTCCTGTGACTACGATCATGACGGCCACTACGCTGTCACGGCCCGCTTCATTGAAAGCGATGGCAGCGTTGAATGGACCGGCGACGAGGAGGTGATCTTCCACGTCGATGCTGGCGAGAAGATCGAGTTCGCTGGTCAGGGCATTCCTCCGTTCATGCGCCCCGAGGGCGATGTGTCCGACGATGAATGGGAAGCCAAGATCCGCGCCGACCTCGCTCGGTTCGGCGAGGCCATGGAAGCGCTCGGCGTCATTCCCGGCCAGCTTCGGAATATTGCCGATGCGCTCGATGGCGTGCCGGCTATGGCAGCGGAGTGAGACCATGAAGCTCCGTCACACCGTCGCCACCTATGAGGCTTGCAGCGCCAACGAAGTCGCATCCGGCTCCAAGGCCCAGATGATGTATTTCGTCGAAGACGCGCAGAAGGACATCGGCGCGCTGGCCGACCTGGTTCAGGACATGGCCTCTGCCCTTCGCGAAGCCACGGCCGCGCTCCAAGGCGCTGATCTCGGCTCCGTCATCGACCTCGACTATCTCGGCGAGCTGATCACCAAGGCCGAGGGCCGGTCATGACCCGCATCGCCCAAGCCATCGGCCAATCCCCCTTCAACCCCATCAAGAGCTTCACCGCCCTCGTCTGCGGCGCTGAGCGCATCACCATGAAGGACCCCGCCATGAAGGATTTGCAGCTCGCCCTGGATTGTTCCCGGAAGCTCCATGAGACCCTTGCCTATGCCAAGGGCGCCCAGATGTCGGGAGGCGACCCAGCGCCCATCCTTGCCGATGCGGCGAGCCGTCTGGCCGACGTGTCGAACGCTCTGGGCTATTTCGCCGATCCCATCGAAGAGCCGACCGACGATGTCGCGATGGCGGCTGTCGAGGGCGTCGATGTCGAAGTGATGAGGGCTGCGGAATGATGGTCGTCACTGTCGAACCCGGCGAGATTATCACTGAGCCTGGCGTCTATGACACGCCTATCGAGTGGTATCACCAGCAATGCTGCGACGGACCGTCGATCAGCTCGAGCGGCATCCGCGCGCTGCTACGGAGCCCGGCTGAGTACTGGCGCACGTCATCGCTTAACCCGCACCGCGTCGAAGAAGACGACAAGGAAGCGTTTATCCTGGGCCGCGCCGCTCACCACTTGCTGCTGGGCGAGCGCGACTTCGGCAAGCACTTCATCTTGCGCCCTGAAGAAGCGCCGGACGGGCGCGTCTGGAACGGCAACAACAAGTCCTGCATCGAGTGGCTGAAGGTGCAGGCTGATGCTGGGCGCACCGTCCTGACGCCTGCCCAGATCGAGAAGATCAAGGGCATGGCAGGCTTACTGCCGTGGCAGAAGGGCATGACGAACTGCGGTCTCGCCAATACCCCGCTCGTCGCCCAAGGCGGCGTGCTGTCGGGCGAGATCGAACGCTCGCTGATCTTCAAGGTTGGCGACGTCTGGGTGAAGGCTCGTCCCGACGCCATTCCGGGTGACAGCAACGACTTCGCGGACCTAAAGACGGTATCACCCCGCGGCGTGTCCGGCGTCACCGATCACAGCCTCGCCAACACGGTCCTCGATCACGGCTACCACGTTCAGGGCGCCGTCATCGGCATGGCCGCCAAGCGAGTGCTGGGCCGGGACATGGAGGGCTTCCACCTGGTCTTTGTGGACACAACGAATGTCCATTCCGTCGCGATCAAGACGCTGGACGACGCCGATATCGTGCTGGGCGAACGCGCCACCATGGCCGCCCTGTCCATCTTCGAACGCTGCCTCGCGACCGGTGTATGGCCGGGGCCAACGGCCCGTCAGGCCGATGCCCAGCGCCTTTCCCTTCCCTCCTATGGTCGCGAAGCCCTCGACCGACACCTCGACACCCTTGAAGCGGAGTTTGCGCAGTGAACCAGTTGGCACCCCAAAATCAGCAGAACACGTCACTGGCCTCGGTCGGCATGGCGCGAGAAGGAAGCGGATCGCGCATTGCGCCGCAGAACCTTGGTGAGGTGGTCAAGTTTGCCGACCTCATGAGCCGGGCGGACATCGCCCTTCCCAAGCACTTGCGGGGCAATCCCGGCGCCTGCATGGCCGTGGCGCTTCAGGCGCTCGACTGGCAGATGAATCCATTTGCCGTAGCATCGAAGTCCTATTCCGTGAGCGGCACGATTGCCTATGAGGCGCAGTTGATCGCCGCCGTGGTCAATACCCGTTCCGGCATCAAGGGCCGGTTGCGCTATGAGTACGAGGGCGAGGGCAGCACCCTTATGTGCCGCGTCACCGGCACCCTGGATGACACCGAATGCGTTTATGAGACGCCGACCATCGGCAGCATCACAGTCAAGAACTCCCCGCTCTGGAAGTCCGACCCGAAGCAGCAGCTCGGCTATTTCGCCGCCCGCTCATGGGCCCGTCGTCACTGCCCGGAAGTCATTCTCGGCGTCTATGATCGGGACGAAGCGGAGCAGATCAAAGACGTGACGCCGCCGGCAGGAACTGGGCTGGCGGCTCGGCTGCAGAACAACGGCGGCGGCTTCAGCGCTCAGTCCGTTGAAGGGGCGCTCGGCGAGGCTCAGGAGGCCCAAGAACAGCCATTGGGCGCAGACGGTGAAGCGCTGGAGGAAGTCCCGTCTACAGTCACCGTAGAGGAGCCGTTGGACCCGTCGTTCGTCGACTGGAACAGCGCAGACGAGACCGCTGCCGCCCTCAAGATGGGAGTACTGCCCGAAGGCTTCTCCACCAATCTTTCCGGAGCACTCGTCATCCCCGACGATCTGCACGGCAAGAAGGGACAGCCGCGCGGCCACAGCATTATAGCCGCCAGCTACGACGAGATCGTCACCGCCTCTGGCGTAGTGGTGAAATCCAAGGCTCCGCCGGCTGATGATGACTTCCTTGGCGACCTTCCCACCGATGGAGACGCATAATGGCCACCATTGCTCGCGTATTGGATTTCGAAACGACGGGTTTCCCCGAAAACGAAGCCGCCGAAATCATCGAATATGGCTTTGTCGACGTCGACCTGGCTGGACGCTTCATCATCGATGGCAGCGCCCGGCAGGGCCTTCGCAAGCCCATGGGCGAGATTCCGCCTGAGACATCGGCGGTCCATCACTTCTTGGCCGCTGACTTCGTGGATGCGCCGGGCCACGTCGAGATGACGAAGACCTTGGCCGGCGGTCTGGCGGAAGACGACATCTATGTCGCGCATAACGCCGCCTTCGAGCAGCACTTCTACTCAAAGCGGCCGCAGCCGTGGATTTGCACTCTGAAGTGCGCCTATCGGGCATGGCCGGAAGCGCCGGGCCACAACAACCAGACCCTACGTTACTGGCTGGGTCTCGATCTCGACCCGGCTCTGGCTATGCCGCCGCACCGCGCCCTGCCCGACGCCTATGTGACGGCGCACATATTCCAGAAGCTCCTCGATCTTCGTCCCGTCGAGCGCCTGATCGAGATCAGCAAGGAGCCCGGTTTCCTGCCGAGGATGAACTTCGGCAAATACCGCGGCAAGAGCTTCAAGGAGGTAGCCCAGACCGACCGTGGCTACCTGACCTGGATCGTGGACAAGTCAGACATGGATGCCGACGTGAAGTTCACCGCCAACT